GCAATAGAACCAGCAACGTTACTGAAAGACCTTTGTATATTTTTGTTGCCGACTACTGCTTTTTTAGCAACTTCTTTATTTTTCTTGCCAAATTTGGCAATATCAGAAGTAGCTTTATTTACCTTACTTCTAAATTCAGCAGTTTTTGATCTTAAAACTATTTCGATTGTGTTTAATTGTGTAGCCATATTAGTCGGGGAATTTCCTCATTAAATCTTCCATTTCATCTTTCAGTAATGGATTGTTAGTTTTGTTTTTGCCATTCTTTAAATGATAACCATTCAAAGCTGACATAAATTCAGTTATTGATAAATCCCAAAATACTTGTGGGGAGAAACGCAGAATACCTAGACCTATTTCTAGGTATTGCTGGATTGGGTATTTTTCGACTCGTTCTCCCCCTGATCTAAAGGGGAATCTTCTTCTTTTTCTTTGTTGTTATCTACAAATATTGTACTTAAAACATTACCACATAATACTGCAGAATTTACTAAATTAGTCTGCATGATCATATCACCAACTGCTGATTGAACATATTTACCACCAGCACCTTGTAATGCTTCGTGTAGAACAATTAAAACAGTTTGAAATGAAAATTTATTAGTTGCAAGTTCTTGTGCTACAACCATTATAGATTTACCTGTCTTGTTTTCTATATTTACTATACTTTCAAAGGTAAGTCTAAAAGTTCTTTCTTTATCTCCTAGCTTACCTTTGATCTCGCCTTTATACTGATTCGCCATCTGTGTCCTTTTCTTTCGTTGCTTCGTATTTTTTAAATTTCTTAAGTGTTTTATTAGACCTAATTATATCAGTTGTAGCAACTGATTCACAAGTTAATTCTGATCTATCTTTTAAAATTTTAATATTTTGCACAACTACTTTATCGACACCGATAATGATATGGTCATAAGGTTTAACTGGTATATCAATTTTTGCTTCGACAGTTATTACGCCCTTTCTAGTAACCTTGTAAAAACCGTTATATGTTTTATCTCCAACCTTTATCTCAACCATTTTGTACCCATTTGTCCATTCCATATTATTCCTTATTAGTTATTAAGCATTTGTATAAGTCATAGTACCGTTAGATTCAAGAGTTACTGAAAAAGTTTCTTCTCCATTATATTCTCCTGCTCTTTCGTACGATGTAATTATAAAAGCACCTTTTACAGTTGATCCATCTCCGAAAACTAAATCGTAATTTACTGAACTTCCTGTGAATGCTGCTCCTCTTAAATTGTTTTCTCCAGCAGAATCTGTAAATACACCACTTGCTGATACAGACATACTTCTTATGCCCATGTTTGAACCTAAAGCTCTACCTATATCGTGTCCTGATGAACCTGTAAATGTTGCTGAATCTTTTGCTGTAATATCTACTATTTCTCCATTGATAGTCATTGATGTACTTCTTAAGCCACCGATAACTACTGCACTTCCACCACTATTGTCTTTGAGTAAGAAGCTACTACCTTTTTGTGCTGCCATTTTTTTTCTCCTTTATTTATTCTTGTTGTTTATGAACTTAAAACAAATACACGAAATCTTTGTAATCCATGCGTTGTTAATCCATCATTTTCTTTTATAATATCAGAAAACTCAAATCTCATATTAATTAGATCGGCTCCTGATACTGATAAACTCGATTCGTGTAGTATGTCATAAACAACAGACATAATATTTTTAATTTCTACACTTCCTCTATACCTTGAAAAGGTATGAACTTCAATAGTGAAATCCGTACCTTTCTTATTTTTAGTTCCATTATCTACCATTGTTTGTTCCCCTATTTTTACATAAGGAAATGCTGTCCCCTCTGGAACAAAATCATAAACGTCTGTCACTAAATTCTGTAATGTACTGCTTTGATCTAAAGCATTGAAAACTGTTTGTTGTAATGCTGATGCGTAATCACTCATTTTGCTAATCCTTTTATTACTTGAACAACTTTGTTAAAAGTAGCTTGTATTATTTTAGGTGTGCTTTTAACTGATGCAGGAAACAAAAATGGTCTTGGTTGCATTTTACTTGTCCCATATTCTAAAAATTTTGAATAGTGCGCATTACTTTGTACTTGAACTTGATCTTTACTATTTTTTACAATTATTTTATTTACTAAATTACCTGTATCACTTGCTGGTGCTTGACCTGGAGCAGATGCTCTGTGTTGCCTACGAGGATTATATTTTTGATATACTATTCCTGTTTTAGCACCTGTTTGAATACTTTTAATTGCTTCAGCTCTTATTAATTGTCCACCACCTTTAACTATTTCTTGAAAAGGTGTTTCTAAATCTTTATCTAATCTGTTAAGTTGTGATAAAACTTTTTTTAAATTTTTAACATTAATCTTTATATCCATTAAGCTATACCTACATTTTCTTTAGCTTTGATAGTTATATAATTATTGTTATCGTTCTCGTCATTAATCTGTATAATATCAAACAATCTTGAACCAAACTTAATTCTTTGTGCTGTAGTTATCCCGCTTCTATATCTAATCATAAACTCGTGTGTATGTGGATTCGCTACTTGTTCGCCTGTCTTGTCACTAAATACTTGCGTTCCACTCTTTGGTGTTATCTTCGCAAACGCAGTTATTACATCAGTATAACTTGCTGCAGAAAAACCACCATAGCCATCTGCACCCTGACTCAAACTTTGTATCGTTATTGAGTTTTTTAATTTTCCTACTCTTGATACTGCCATTTTATACTCCTAAAGGTCTATCTAATCTTTTAATAGTAAAAGGTTGTAATAACATTCCTATTGTTTTTGGTATCATATTTACCGACATACTTGTAACCACTTCTCTATTTTCATAAAGATGTAAAGTCAAAACTTTGATTGCGTGTATTAATAGTTTCGGTGTACTCGCTGCCGTATCACTATTAGAACTACCATAACCAGCTTTAAATTGTATTTCATAAGCATTAGCATTTCTTAATTCAGAAGCAGTAGGCCAACTAACCCCATTCTTTAAAACTACTCTACCTTGTTGGCTTGTGGTATCTACATAATAATTAGTTGCTGCAAACGTACTAGCATTGTTGTCGTTGTCATAATATTTTACATGATCTACTGATATTAAATTAGGTTTAGGTAATGTAATATAATTTGGATTAGCTTGTAAGTCAGCACCCGTATATACACCCTCTTGTAATTTTTCATCAGCATAAAAAGGTAATCTATCTAAAAACAGTTGCTGTATTTGATATGTTATTGCCCTGCCTGTATATGACTCTGCCATATCTTGTGCTAAAAACACAAGGGATTCAATGAGTGTATTTTCTGTACTATCAGAATTATCTATTCTTGCGAATGCTTTAAATTCAGAAACACTCACTACATTGACTGTCCAAGCTGTCTGTGTTGTTAATCCACTCATTGTTTATCCTTATTTTTTTTTAATACTTTTTTTCTTTTTTTGTACTTCCGTAATAACTTTCTTCTGTGTTTTAGCTCTAGATTGTTCAGCTAAACCATTATCAAGCCATTTAGAAGCCATTCTCATTTGCCAATCTGCTGACATATCATATTCAACACCAGCTTTATAAACTTGTGTGCTTGAACCTTGTTCATCAGAAGTAGCAACTTTATTTTGTTTCATTTTGATTTTCATAAATCTCCTTTTTTAAATCTTGATAAGAGGGCGAAATACCGCTAGGCAGGATCGCCCTCTATATATTAACTTTACGTTAATTAGTCGTTCGCTTGGTTTGCAGTTGGTCCAGATAAAGGATCACCAAGAACTATTGAAAGTCCTACGATTGTACCTGTAGAGTGTGTACCTGCGTGAGTTACAATTCCTCTAACATATCTTTTCCCGCCTACATATCCAAGTTTGTATGCTTGGTTGGCATGTCCAGGCGCGTCCACTACTTGAAAGTGTCCACTACCATCAACTGTACCACCAGTTACACTTGCGTTTGCTACTGCTGAAAAACCTGAAGCTGGAGCATCACTTTCTTCTAAACCTACAGAAAATTTATTTGTTCCATTCAAAGTTATTCCAGCTGCACCAACATCAGCTACACATGTAACAGATTGAAAACCTTTAGTATCAATCCCTGTTCCATTTGCTGACGCAGTTTTAACAATCGCAGACAAACTATGACTTACTTTAACATTTTGTGCTAAATCTTTCATTTTTCATTCTCCTATTGTTATAATTACTGGATAGTAATTGTTGTTATTGCTTCTGGTAAGATTACCTGACCACCAACTCTTCTTCTTGCAACGTATCTTACGTTACCTGAACTAGCTTGTGTAAAAGGGTCTCTCATTATTGATAAAGCTACTCTATCAACGATCATGTATGCTCTTCTGATGTCGCCAAACACTACTGGTTTAGTTCCATCTGCAATATCCGCCAAGTCTGCAGCTTCAACAATTGGGTGTCCTAATAAATTAGAACCGATTCCCATTTGGTAAATTCCAGGTTGGAAAATATATTGGTTCGCATCATCTTTTAACTTTCTGATTGCAGAAAGAGTTGCTCTATTGAACAACCATGTTGCGTTTCTCATATATTCAGATTTTACATTGTGTGCAGCACCGATAAGATCGTCTGCAGCTAGAGCATCATTTGCAGCTGTAGTGATTGTTCCTACGCTAGAGTTAGAGATAAGACCTTGCGGTTTACCTACTGAATCTCCAGATATGAACGCATTACCTTCAGCTTTCGCAAATTGTTCTACGAACTCTGTATTCATTTCTGCTTCTAAATTGAAAACTGAATCTTCTAATTCTTGTTCAGAAATATCTACTAAAGCATATAGTTCGTGTGCTGGAATTTCTTCCAAGCCAACTGTATAACCAGTTGTTTCTGATCTAGTGCCTTGTTCTGCAACCCATTGAGCTGAAAAAGTTCCTGTTCTTTTTGGAACTTGTACACTTCTTTGAGTTGTTGTTCTTACTCTTGCTAATGATCTTACTGGGCTGTACTCAATAATACCTTTGATTAATTCTCTCACATACTCAGGTGGAGCTAAATAACCAGCAGTAGCATCGTTAGATACAGTCAGAACTTTTACCTCATCAGGAGAAAGTCCATCTTTACCTGTTCTCAACCATTTATCATAAACTTTCTTTTGCATTGATTCAACTGGTGAACCTTTTCCAAAATCAGGTCTTGATACAATAGTTTCGAGTCTTGCCATTTGCTCTTGTTGTTTCTTTTGAGATTCAGCATGTGCTTTCATTGATTTCTCAACGTCTGCAAACTTATCTAATTCTTTGTCGATTTTAGATAGCTTATCCTCTGTAATCGGATCAGAAGAACCTTTCTTCTCAATCTGATTTAATCTTTCATCATTTGCTTGTTTGAAAGATTCAAAAGTTTTACCAAGAGTTTCAACAGCAGATTTTACTTCGTTATTTTCCATTGTTTTTCCTCATTGTTATTGTTTTAAAATGTCAGCAACTTTATTAATTAAACCTGCTAACTGTTTGTTGTCATCACCAGCATCTCGCTGTGATAGAGATTCTGACAATGCTTTCGCACCAATCTTTGCCTCTGTCCGAGAAAGACCTCCTGCTTCACGCAAGATTTTTTCCCACTCTCGAATATTTTTAGCATTACCCTTTACAGTTTCTATTAAAGCACTTTCGTTCATTGGGAAAGTAACTAAACTGATTTCCATAAGGTCAACTTCTTTAAGAGTTCTAGTACCTCTTTTATTTTCGTTGTACCCTTGCTTTTCGGGGTCTGCTCTAAATCCTATAGACATACCATCTAGTGCACCCATCTTTAATAGTTCGTATGCTTCACGACCTTTTTGAGTACCCATAGCTAGTTTGCCTTGAACAAATAAACCTTTTTCATCTTCGTACATATCTTCGAATACTCCGATAGGTTCGTCTGTTTTATGTTGATATAATAATTTTACTTTAGAAGCTGGTCTGTTTTTTAAAGATTTAGTAAATGCACCTTTCTGCATAATATCACTACCTTGATCTTCGTTACCGAATATTGAACCATAGCCAGTGAATGTTCCTTTAACACCATTAGCTTTTACTTCTGAATGAAAGGTTAATTTTTTAATTTCAGTATCACATTGACAGCTACCATCAACCTCACAAACACAAACACTTTTCATAGGTTTTTTCTTTTTAGGTTTTTTATATGATGATGAATATTTATCTTCTTCTTCTTCATCTGACCCATAACCTTTACTAATTGCTTCTTCATATGCAGCATGAGTACCACATGGCATAAAGATTGTTTTACCATCTTTAGTCATGCTGTGAACACCTACACAACCTATCTCTTTAGCTTTATCTCTAGCATCAGTTGGGTTGTCGTACATATCTTCCTCTCTTGCTTCTTTCATATCTTCATCTTTTGGTTTTTTTTTAGATGAGATAACATCTGTCAAAGACTTTATAGCTTGTCCCATCTTTTCTATATCGTTCATAGAATATTCCTCCTTTTTTCCATTTTCATATTGAGAACTACATACAGCTAATCTTTGATCTGTTGCTGGATATTCAGAAATAGTTTTGTCATCTGACATACATCTACTAATGAAATCTTCTCTCTTTTCTTTATTGTTAGGTTTTACTAAAGGCATTATTTTTTCCAAATTTTTCCTATAGCTTTACTTACCCATTTGTATTTATCGTTGCTTCTACATAAAGCAATTCCAATTATTATTCCAATTATTATTTCCATTTTGTTTCTCC